GGACATTTTGAATTTATTGATAAAGGGAATCGTCCCGCTCCGCTTAAACAAGGGCATGCTTATTTTTTTCCTAGTTATATGAGACACCGGGTTACAGCAGTCACTAAAGGTATTAGACGAAGTCTGGTCATGTGGTTTGGAGGGCCTCCATTAAGATGAAAGGTTATCGTGATATTTTATTTCCTACTCCTTTATACACTACAGAATTTCCTGATATGAAAAACTTAAACAAGGATTTAATCAAATATATTAAGAAGTGGAAAAAGAAAGATAAGGGTCTTAAGAAAACTAATATCAATGGGTGGCACAGTGATACTAATATGGCCTATAAAAAAGAATATAGTCATTTAACCAGTCTTATTATTAATATGACCCAGGACGTTTTTAAAGATTATCATATTAAAGGTAAACCCGGAATAGGTAATATGTGGGCCAATATTAATTATCAGGGAAGCTACAATGTGGTTCATGTGCATCCTAATGCCGTCCTGTCAGGATCTTATTATATTCAGGTTCCTGAAAAATCAGGCCATATTTTTTTTCAGGATCCCAGACCGGGTCCTAGTTATTTAATGCCCGCCCGCGTTAAACCTCTTCCAAATGTTTTATCGGATCAAATAGAATGTCAAACTCCTACGGGAAGATGTATGATGTTTCCAGCGTGGCTCCATCATGGAGTTACTCAAAATAAAAGTAAACTTAAAGGAGAAAAAGGATGGAGAATCTCTGTGGCTTTTAATGTGGTAGCCATTAATAAATGAAATTAGAATTATTTCCCGTCTCTATTTTTATAGGCAATATTGATTTAAAAAAAATTAAACTTACTTCGGAGATGGGGCAAGCCTTCCTGTCAGGTACACCGAGTTCCTTTTATAATAAAAATATTTTAGATCCTGAAAGTTATCCGTATCTCCTGTCGATTATTTCTGAATTATTGCAAGAAAAATATGACGCTTTTTCAATTGGTCTTCTGAGCATCTGGAGAAATAAATATGAAAATAATGACTATCAAGAACCTCATATACATGTAGGGTCTAAATTTTCTTTTATTATTTATGAAAAAGTAGGTAAGCCTCATACTATCTTTTTTAATCCAGCTAAATATTTAATCGAGGCAACCCAAGGAACACATGCAACGAAGCAATATGTTTCCCAGTTTTTTAAGCCCCAGATCAGGAAAGGACAGATAATAGTTTTCCCTTCTTATGTAGAACACATGGTTAATAAAAATTCTGATCAAGCTACTATCTCAGGAAATATAGATTTTAAATTTAATCAACCACCTGTACAAGGAAAAGAGAAGAAAAATAAATGAGTTTTGAAAAGAAAAAGTATCAAACGATTCGTCAAGCTATCTCTCCAGAGTTAGCGGATTTTATCTATCGCTATTTTTCTCTTCAAGAGACTTCAGCCAAATGGCTTATTGAGAACCAAAAGATTCCTCTTAAAAATCCCTTGATTGGAATTTGGGATCATCCTCAGGTTCCTGGATGTTATACTAGATATGGAGACTGCGCGATGGACACACTCTTAACTCAGCTCCATCCTTTAATGCAAAAAATAACCAACTATAAACTTGTGCCGACTTATTCTTTTGCAAGAATTTATAACAAAGGAGATGTCCTCTATCGCCATTCTGATCGAGACAGTTGCGAGATCTCTTGCACCCTTCATTTAGGAGGAGATGCTTGGCCCTTATGGATTGATCCGACGGGAGAACAAAGTGTAATGGGAGGATCTGCTTCAACCACGGTAGTTAAAAAAAATGCTCCGAAAGGAATTTGTGTTAATCTTAAGCCCGGAGACTTATTCATTTATAGTGGTTGTATTATGGAACATTGGCGAGATGCTTTTGAAGGAAAAAAATGTGGTCAAGTTTTTCTTCACTATAATAATGTAGATGGTCCTTTTGGTACAGAAAATTTATTTGATGGACGTCCTATGCTAGGATTTGATAGAGCGGTATTAGAATGAAGATTCATAAAATTCCTATCCAAAGTGAAATGCGGGTATATGAAGATAACTTAAACTATCTTCCGGATTTTAAAACTTTTAATCAAGAATTAAAAAAAGAAATTCTTAAGTGTGGAGACCAACAAAAACAACAGACGGCTGTCGTGGGGAGCATGACCTATTGGGATATGCAACATCGTTCTGAAAATTTTAGAAAATTATTAAAGATTATTGGGGATAAATTATATAAACTTATTGATTTACGCACGAGTGAGGGATTTGTTCAATTAGTTTGTATGGATATGTGGGGTGTCATCCATCGTAAGGGAGAATGGACCAAGCATCATACGCATCTAGGTAATCAGTATTCTTTTGCTTATTATATTCAGGCCCCTAAAAACTGTTCGCCGATTGTTTATAGCGCCCCTGGATCCTTAGAAGTCCATCCGACAAACGGTACGTTGCTTCTCTGGGAAAGTGCTTATACCCATCACACTTATAAGAATAAAACCAAGGAGCTGCGAATCATGATTTCCGGAAACCTAGGATGGAAAACGAATGTAACTGGTTGATATCCTCAAAAATATAGTATAATTTGTTTTGAAACGGATTTTCTATGCTACACAAAATCAGGCTAATACCAGGATTAGATAAACAATCCTCAGATACAGGAGCAGAAGGTAAATGGGTTAATGCAGATTATGCCCGTTTTCGTTATGGCTTTCCTGAAAAAGTAGGAGGATGGGAACAACTAGTTAGTGATAACTTGATTGGTGCAGGTCGAGACCAACATACCTGGGTCGATCTAGCAGGTAATAAGTACGCAGCGATTGGAACTAATAAGTGTCTTTACATTTATTTTGAAGGAGAAGTCTATGATATCACTCCTCTCGACAACTCTCGTCAGCAAACTGGAGCGACCTTTACTTTTGACGGCACAACCTCGGTTACTCTCACAACATCCACGGCCCACGGAGCAGAGGCCGGAGATATTATTCTTTTGGATAGTGTTACAGGAGTCACAGCTTTAGGGATAGGCCTTACAGACGCAGATTTTGAAGACATTCTTTTTGAAGTTATAACCACTCCCACAGCTTCCACTTTAACAGTTACCATGGCTAGCGCTGCTTCAGGATCAGCGAGTGGAGGAAGTACAACGATTGATTTTTATTATGTGATTGGTCCCCTTATTCAAACTTATGGTTATGGGTGGGGTACTAATACTTGGAGTGGAACTACAACCCCTACTATTTCTACAACGTTAAATGGAGCATTGCTTAATGACACCTATGGAACAGGAGGATCGGGTACCGATATTATTTTAACCGACGCTAGTTCTTTTACTTCCTCAGGTACTATTCTTGTTGAGTCTGAATTAATTACCTATACAGGTATCACCAGCAATACTTTAAATGGAATTACCCGAGCAACTAATGGAACCTCAAGCGCTTCTCACAGTGATGGCACCACAACTTACGATGCTACCACTTATGTAGGATGGGGCAGCGCAAGTGCTTCCTCTAACATTATTATTGAACCTGCGCAATGGAGACTACTTAACTATGGTGAAAATTTACTAGCTCTTATTCATAACAAAACAATTTTTCAATGGGAACCTTCTCTTCCTAACTTAAGTGTAAGAGCTGTATTGGTAACCGGAAGTGAAGTTCCTACAGCTTCAAGAGATATGGTTCTCTCGACCCCCGATCGTCATTTAATCTGTATTGGAACTGAAACAACTTTACAAAGTGAATCTACACAAGATGATATGTTTGTTCGTTGGTCTGATCAGAATTCAATAACTAGTTGGACACCAACAGCAATCAACACGGCTGGAAGTCAAAGACTTGCCGATGGATCTAAATTAATGGGAGGCATTGTAGGAAGAACCGCTGTTTATATTTGGTCGGATACGGCAATGTATACTATGAAATTTATTGGTCCTCCTTTAACATTTGGTTTTCAACAGGTAGGAACTAATTGTGGAATGTCCAGTCAACACGCAGCAGCTGAAGTTAACGGTATAGCCTATTGGATGGGACCTACGGGCTTCTATCAATTTAACGGAGGCCGTGTAGAATTAATGCCTTGCCTGGTAGAAGATTATGTCTTTGAAGATATTAATGCTGATGCTAATCAGCAAATTCATGTAGCAGTTAACGCTTTGTTTGGAGAAATCACTTGGTTTTATCCAAGTAGTGGTTCTGATTATGTAGATCGATCCGTAACCTATAATTATCTAGATTCATCCCCTCAAAATCCCATCTGGTATACTTCTTCTTTAGCTCGTTCAACGTGGAGCATTGAAGGTGTTTTTAATAAACCTTATGCAACTGAATTTAAAGCTGCTATAGCTCCTACAAACCCTACAGTCGTAGGAATTTCTAATGGAGCCAGTTATTATTGGCAACAAGAAAAAGGAACCGATGAAGTATTTTCTAGTGGTACAACGAACGCTATCTCTGCGAGTGTGGAATCAGGAGACTATGATATTGGTACTCAAGGGATTGAAGGTCCTATTGGTGGTGAATTTATGATGAGAATTAGCAGGATCATTCCTGACTTTGGAACCCAAACTGGAACGACTAAAGTTTATTTAAACACTAAAGCATTTCCAAGTAGTTCTGCAACTTCGACTTCTTATAATGCTACTACCTCTACTACTCAAATCTTTACTCGTGCAAGAGCCCGACAGATTGCTCTTAAAATCGGCAATGTAGATACAGGGCAAACATGGAGGATGGGAACTTTTAGATTAGATATTCATCCAGGGGGTAGAAGATAAAATGGAAAATTTTTTACGCCTCGTATGTATATCCTATATTTTAATGGAGGAATATGGCAAAGATTAGTGAAGTTATAGCTACGATTTTAGGACCTGACTTTGATGCTATGAACGTTCAAGGACTCGCAGATAATGTTGGATCCGTAGTCCAAAAACTTAACACCACTTACCAACAACAATTAACCGATGAATACGAAGCCTTTACTTTATTCATCACTTAAGATAAATTAAGGAAAAGAAGAAATGGCAAATACATATAGAAATATTTGGAAGGCTGACGCCACCACAAACACTATAACCGTTTATACCTGTCCTGCAGAAACGGTCGCGTTAGTTAAATCTATATCCGCTTATAATACCCATGCTTCTTCAACTCCGGACTGGACACTCACGGTTGCACAGAATAGTAGCTCTACTGATTTTATTTATAAAGTCATAGCTAGTGTTCCAGCTAAAGGTAAAAAAGAATTTTTAGAAGGAGACGAAAGCACTCTTTTAGTTTTAGAAGAGAGCGATGCTTTAAAATTTACAACCACAGCTACTAGTGCTAATATATCAGTCAGCGTGATGCAACAGGATAGAACATAATGCCTTTTAAAGAATCAGGAACAGTTATAGATTATATTGAAATAGATGGTAAAAAAGTTCCACGTTATCGATGTGAAACTGAAGTTACCCTAACCAATACACAAACTAAAAAAGAATATAACTCAGATAAAGAAGCAGAGGACGACGTGAAAGACCCTAATACAGCTACAAAGAA